TGGAGAAGGCTGGGATGCTTGACCCTGTATCGTTTAAGGCTCAAGTCAAAAGCGCCTACAGCGCGTTCGAGTTTTGGGTAAAGGGTACGCAACTCAAGATCATTGACTGCGAGGTGCCGGTGCTGTCGCATAATTACAAGTACGGCGGAACGCTTGACTTCATCGGGCGATTGAACGATCAACTCGTGCTGGGCGACTTCAAGACCTCTGGTGCGGTATATCCCGAGTATTTGATTCAGTTAGTCGCGTATGCGAAAGCCTATGAGGAGTCACGCGGGACGTACATCACAGGCGGCTATCATCTGCTGCGGTTCTCAAAAGAGAATGGCGACTTCGGGCATCACTTCTACCCGTCGCTCGATGACGATGCTTGGCCTGCGTTCTTGCATCTGCGGGCACTTCACGACTTGAACGAGAAACTTAAAAAGAGGGCTGCGTAATGGGCAAGGCAATGTACACCGACGATGACGAAATGTTCCAAGACCTAACCCACGACCCGGTAGATTCGCCACGTCACTACCAACTACGAATCGGCGGGGTTGACGCGGAAATGATTGACGTGATCCGCTCGATCCTCGGGCAGCGTGGCACGCTGGCTTACTGCCACGGTTCGGCATTGAAGTATCTAGGCCGTGCTGGCAAGAAAGACGGCGCACCGACGGCGCAGGACTTCCGCAAGGCTGCGTGGTTTGCGACTTATGCCGCGCAAATTGCGGAGGATTTAGAGGAGGACGATAAGTGAACGCCGTTCTTCAATCATCAATTGTTTTTAATGATCCTGTTAGCAATGCGGAGCAGGCTTTTGTTGGCCTAGAGTCAATGGATATTGCACAAAAAATTGATGCAATAAACCGTATAAAAATTGCATTGCAAAAGCACTCGCCATTTGCCGATGAGCCTGTGGATTGCGTGCAATGGGTTCCGGCAGAATTGGTTACCGCTAACGACTACAATCCAAACACGGTTGCTCCGCCAGAAATGAAATTGCTTGAGCACTCAATTACGGAAGATGGCTACACACAGCCGATAGTCTCGTGGCATCGTGATGGTCAATACGAGGTTGTTGACGGGTTCCACCGGCATCGAGTTGGCAAGGAAAGCAAGACGGTAAACAAGCGCGTGCATGGATACCTTCCGCTTGTTGTTATCAATGCAGAACGTCAAGACAAAACAGATCGAATTGCGTCAACTATTCGTCACAATCGCGCGCGCGGCAAGCATCGCGTAGAGGCAATGTCTGAAATTGTTGTTGAACTCAAGCGCAGAAATTGGACTGACGAAAAGATTGCGCGCGAACTCGGCATGGATGCAGACGAAGTGTTAAGGCTGTGCCAAATAACTGGCATTGCAGAGGCATTTAAGGATGAACAATTCTCCCAAGCATGGGAGGCAGATAAAACAGATGAATCTGCTGTTGGTGCTGAAATCATTTCAGATGTAATTTCTGACTTTCAACCAAATGATAAGGGAAGGGTTTTCCACACTTGGGAAAAATGGGAATGCTTCCGCGCTGGATTCTATGCGGAGCGCCCAGTAAACATGACCCATGAAGAAGGAGAAAAAAAATATGGCGATTTTCTTGCAGATTTGTCTGCATTTGAATCTGCTCTCCATGGCGTTACAACCCAATGGAAGTTTTCATGCGAGCATTATTTAACAAATGACCGCATGAATCGTATTGCCTGGCTTGGGCAGGCTTCGGTGGCCTATGCGCTTGGGATACCGTCATGCTGTCGAGGCGGGTATCACCGCTTGGATGAAGCGCAAAAAGCAGCGGCAGATGACATGGCACTTAAATACTTGAACTTGTGGCTTGCTGCAAACGGCCACGAGGCAATAACTCACGAGCAGGCTGGCGGAAGAACCGAGGCGGAGTTGTACTAATGGCAACCATTAAAAAGTCAATAGGCACTGATACTTTGCAGGCCGCGCGTGATCGGGTTCGTTACGTATTCGATCATTTTGAGGCAGTGTATATATCCTTTAGTGCTGGCAAAGACTCCAGCGTAATGATGCATCTAGTGATGGAAGAAGCCATGCGTCGGAAGCGCAAGGTTGGAGTGCTGTTGATTGATCTTGAAGCGCAGTATGAATTGACAATTCGCCATGCAGAGCAGATGTTTGATATGTACTCTGAACATATTGAACTTTACTGGGTTTGCCTGCCGCTTAAATTGCGAAATGCGGTTAGCAATTTTGAGCCGGTATGGTGCGCGTGGGATCCAGAGCGCAAGGCGGACTGGGTGCGAGAACTTCCGAATAGGCCAGGAGTAATTTCTGACCCATCCTATTTTGACTTCTTTGAGCCTAGGATGGAGTTTGAAGAATTCATCGAACTGTTTGCAGTGTGGTATAGCAAAGGAAGATTAACTGCTGCATTTATTGGGATTCGCGCAGACGAAAGCCTAAACAGATTTAGAACTGTCGCAATTTGGGATAAGCAAACTCATTTTGGCAAGCGATGGACAACACAGGTTGTTGATGGCGTGTTTAATGTTTATCCAATTTATGATTGGAACGTAAAAGACATTTGGCGTTATCACGCAAAATACCCAGCCAAGCCACACAATGAAGTCTATGATCGTATGCATCTCGCTGGGCTATCATTGTCTCAGATGCGGCTTTGCCAGCCATACGGAGATGACCAGCGCAGAGGGCTTTGGTTGTACCACCTAATCGAGCCTAAGACTTGGAGCCGAGTTGTTGCGCGAGTCAATGGCGCGAATAGCGGCGCTTTGTACATTGAAGAGCACGGAAACGTAAACGGATATAGTCGAATTACACTACCGCCAGGGCATACATGGAAAAGTTTTTGCAACCTTTTGTTATCCACGATGCCAGAAATAACTAGAAATCATTATGTAGATCGATTTAATAATTGGCTTGTTGGGTGGCACAAGCGTGGGTATAGAAATGGAATTCCAGATGAAGCGCCGCGTGAGTTGGAAAAAAAATACTGGGCACCATCATGGCGCAGAATGTGCAAAGTATTGTTACGCAATGACTGGTGGTGCAAAGGGCTTGGAATGACTCAGCCTAAAAGCGAAGCGTACTCAAAATACTTATCAATCAAAAGGGAAAGAAAAGCATATGGCAACTAACCAATCCTCGCAGGAAGCAATACACGCCATCGCCGATCTGCTCGGCACTAGGCCAACGCCTGCAATAGTGGTGGCCGCGCTTGAGGCGGCATACTCGCTTGGTCGATGCGACCAAGTGCTTGAGTCCACAAAGGTAACGCAGCATGAAAGCGAATGCGATGGAATTTGACACATGGGACGTTGAGTGGGATCGAACGCCGCACACGGTAAGCGAATACAAAGCGGAGATCCGAGAACTGCGTGAACGCATTGTCTGGTACGTCTCAAGAATAGAGACGCTGGAGTCAGAGGTGCGTGAATTGCGAAGGATGGACAGCCGATGGGTGCAAGAGCCATGATCCGCGACTTCATCATCCAACTGGCAGAGGGGTACGGTATTCCAGAGTTTAAAAACAATGAGTCGCAGGCAGACAACATCCTGCACTTCGCCGCCATCGTTGCCGCAGTCGAGCGTGAGGCGTGTGAGCAAATATGTGAACGACGAAAGAGTTTGTACTGGATGGAGTTTGACAAAACAGGTAGCGACGCAGACAGAGCAGCTGCGATTGCATCCGAAGAATGTGCCGACGCCATCCGTGCGAGGGGCCAATGACCGGCCATAATCGGCCAAATAATCGGCCAAAAGTTGGTCAACAGGCCATGGATGGCCGACTAAGCCGCGACGACGTTCGTGCGAGAGGCGACAAATGAACTGCCCAGGCTGTTTTGGCCGACTATGGATCGAGGACTACAGCGGAGACTGGTTCCGCTGTGGGCACTGTAATGCAACAGGAGAACCGAACCATGCAACTGCTCGTATCTATTCTTTTTCTGACGCCCGTGCTGCTAGGCATCGTGCTAATTTCAAGACGGTGGCTCAAGATATTGAACCAGATAAGGCGGGATGAGTGGCGGCGAGTGCCTCCGCCGGAGTGGGCGGCAAAGCGTGGCGGTGTCGATCTGTGGTGACTAGCGATCTAGCGTAGTGCCGCGCACGTTATAGGGCCGCGCTTGCTTAAAGTGTTTGCTGCCGCAGCGACAGATGCCGCCGAGTAGTCCGTTTACAGTCTCGTGGGCGCAGCCCCAGCCGATGCCATTCCACGGACAAAACCACACGCAATTCTGGCACGCATCCGGTTCGGCCCACGCCATCTCCTCGAGTGCGTCGTCTTCTAGTTTCATCGGGAGCGCAGCCAGCGTAGGTAATCCGCCCCGACCTCGGGTTCCCAAAA